GCGCATCAGGCCCTCGAAGATGTAGCTCATAAAGTCCTCAACGCCCGCCCAGACATTCTGGAAAGCGTTGGCCACATCCTTGTTTTTGCCGGAGAAGTTCAACAGCGCACCCACCAGCATCCCGATGAGGGAGATGACGAGCAAAATCGGATTCGCATCCATGGCCACGTTCAGGGCGGTCTGCCCGGCTGTGGCGCTGGCTGCGGCGGGCACAAACTGCGCCACCAGACCCATGGCCAGTTGGCTCAGGTTCCCGAACACGCCGGAAAGAGCGCTGCCTAGCTGGTTCAGGGCCCCCATGGCTACGGCCTGAATCTGGGTCTGCTGCTCCTTGGTGCAGGCCTGCCAGAAGTAGCTGGCCGCCCACAGACCCAGGCTCTCGAGGTCTCCATCCTTGAGGGCCGTTGCCAGCGTCTCGATGGCCCCCAGCGCATCCGTCTGGATGTCAGACTGGATCTGTTCCCAGCCCTCGGTGAGCTTGGTGCGGAACTGCTCCGTGATAGTGGCCCCTACGGTGGCAAAATCCGGGCCGTAGTTGTTGAGGGTCTGTGCAATGCTCTGGATGGCTTCCTGTGCTGCCGGAGCCCCGGTGTTGATGCCGTTGACAAGGCCTTGCGTGACATTCTCGCCGATCTCAGTGAACACCTTCGAGGGCGAGTGGATGCCCAGCACGTTCTTGACGGTGCTCACCATGCCGCTGACTTTGCCCTTGACTGTGGACACCAGCGTGTCCCACATCCCGGTGATGCCGTTCAGCAGGCCGGTGACGATGTTCTCGCCGATGTGGCCCCACTCATCCATACTGCCGTCCCACACGCCGGTCAACTTTGCGATGCAGGCAAGGGCGGCTTCGCCCAGATTCTCAATGCTGCGGAGAATGCCGTCCACCAGTGTGGTCAGAAGGGCCGCACCACAGTTCAGAAGGTCGGGCAGATGGGAGATCAGCGCGGCAGAGAACTTTGCAATCAATTCCGCTGCTGCTGTGATCAGCTGGGGCAGGTTGTCGGTGATGCCGATGATGAGCTGTTCCAGCATCTGGATGCCGGCATCGAAGATCTCGTCCTGATGGTCAGCCAGATACTGCACCAGCTTGGTGATGACCTGAGTTGCTGCCGATGCCAGCCCGGGAATCTTCTGAACAACACCTGCGGTCAGATTTTCCAGAATGCCGCTGGCTGCGTCCAGCATGGCCGCCGGGCCGCCCTCATTCAGAGCACTCGTCAGGGTATTCAGGCAGTCAGTGCCCCAGTTGGCGGCTTCCTTCAGGCCCGGCTCCATGGCCTCGAACAGGTCAATACTCAGGTTCTCTGCCGTTGTCTGGAGGCTTTCCATGCCGTGCTGGAAGGTGTCTGTCATGGTCTGGTAGGCGGTGTCGGTCGCTCCGGCACTGTCCACCATCTGGGCCAGCACGCCGTTGAATTTATCCGCGCCGCCGGACACCAGGGAAAGGGCACCCGTGCCAGCTTCCACGCTGGACCACAGACCGGCAAAGGCAGTGCCATCATCGCCCACGCTGTCATACAGCACTTGCAGCACATCGCCCAGGCTCTTGCCGTCAGCACTCAGCTGGGCAAAGCTCTTGCCGGTCTGCTGCTGTAAAATCTTGCCGACGCTGGACCCGGTGTCGCCCAGCTCGTTCAGCATGGATTTGGTGTAGGTGGTCGCCTCGGCAGTGGCGATACCGTTGGCGGTCATCACGGCCAGACCGCTGGACAGGTTTTCTACGCTGACGTTGTAAGCAGCAGCCAGCGGGATGACACGGCCCATGCTGGACGAAAGTTCGTCTACGCTGGTCTTGCCAAGGTTCTGCGTGGTCAGCAGCACATCCGAAACGTGGGTCGCCTGGTCGGCGCTCAAGCCGTAGGCGTTCAGGGCAGTGGTCAGGATATCCACGGCGGAGGTCGTGGAGGTAAAACCGGCGGTTGCTAGTTTCGCTGCCTGGCCTGCAAATTCCACAGCGTTGGCCGTGTCCTGCCCGGCGCTGATGGCCTGGTAGGTAGCCTCGGCAATATCCGTGGCCGCAATGCCCATGGTGTTGGACGTGTCCGTGATCTGACTGCCCAGCTTCTGGATCGAAAGCTTGCCAAGATCGGCAATGGTCCCGACTTTGGCAAGCGATGTCTCGTAGACGGAGCCGTTCCGGATCGCGCTCTGGGCAAGATTCGTCAGCTGGCTGCTAGCCGTCTTTACCAGGTCTGCGATCAGCGTTCCGGCGGCGACGGTCATGCTGCTGACACCCTGCGTGAAGCCGCTGGTGTCCAACTTGGTGTTGCCGGTAACGCTAAAATCAAATGCCACTGTGTCCACCTCTCATTCGGAGCGCGGGCACAGGGGCACAGGCTGCTATAACTTGATTTCTACCTCCCGCTTACATGCGGGGTTTTTGCATTTTACCCACAAACCGTGGGCGCAGGCTTCGGGAGCCGCCCACACGGGCAGCGCTCTGCCGCAGAAGGGGCAGGGCACCGGGGCGCGGGAATCAACCGAAGCGGTCGAGGAAAGCGTCCTCGTGCTCTTGCAGGGTCTCGTTCCGCTTCACCCCCTTCAGCCCATCCGGCAGAGCGAAGCGCTCTTTCAGGGTCTCGTAGTAGTCCCGGTCGGCCCTGTCCATACCGGAGGTGTCCTTGCCCCGGATCTCCACGATCTTGCCCAGCGGCGTTTCCGGCGGCAGGGCGTGCAGCAGTGCTTTGAAGCGCCACCAGTGCACCTTGTCGGCGGTCAGGTCGATGCCGTAGGCCTGCTGAAAGGCCCCCACGATGTAGTCGGCATCGCACCGGTAGTCCAGCACAGGCTCGTCCTGTGGGTCGCTGCTGCTGCCAGTCCCGGTGCGCTCCTCGTCCTCGGGGCCGCCGCCCTGGCAGAAGCGCACCAGAGATTCAAAGGCTTCCTGGTACTGCACTCCGGGCACCGGCTCTACAAAGAACCGCTGAACGGCTTCGCAAATCAGCCGGGCGTTGTCCTCGTCGGTTTTGGCGCGGCGGGTGCGGATCAGCAGCCAGATCATGGGCCGGAAGTCCGGGTTGATGGCGCGGCCTTCCCACTCAGTGGGCAGGGTGTCCGTCAGCAGGTCATGCATTGTCCAGTGCCTCAAGCTCTGCCATCAGCTGGGCACGGCGGGCGGCTTTTGCCGCTTCCTGTGCCCTGAAATCCATCACGGCAGGGTGTGCCTTGGCTGCGGCCCGGCGCTGCTCCCGGTTCATGGGGGCAGGGATGGCCTGTGCTGCCGAAACCTGCGCCCGCTCCTCGGCGGGGTGGATCAGTGCGCTGACACTGGCCTTTTCTGCGGCCATGGCCTCGGCAAAAGCCTTGCTGACCGTCAGGCAGGTGCTGAAGTTGCTGCCGTCCAGCCCCAGCTTTTCAGAAGCGCCCTCGCCCAGAACCTCGTCCAGATAGTCCATAAAGATGCGGCACTGGAAGCGCAGCCAGGCAGGGTAATCGCTCTCGGGGGTGTAGCGGCTGCCCTCCATCCGGGCACGTTCCTGCTGCCGGGTCTGTGCGGCCAGCATCCGATCTACGTCGGTGGCGTTCAGAGTGGAAAAATCAAACTCGATGCCGTTGATGATCATAGAAGTCCTCCTGTTACAAAAAGGGCCCCCGTTCACCGGGAACGAGGGCAGTATGGATCATTGAAAATCGGGTTAGCCTGCGGCTACGGTCAGGTAGTTGAACTCTGCCGGAACGCCAACGCCCTTCACGTCGCAGGCAAAACCTGCGGAGTTGCTGGCGGAGCCACTGGCATCGGCAGTGACAATAAAGGCAGCTGCGCCCTTCTCGCCCTTGCCGGTCTTTGCGCTGAAGTAGATATAGGGGAAAACCACCTCAGTGCCGGAGCCGAACTTAATCCTGTGGGAGAGCAGGAAATCCTGCGCAGGGTCGCCCACGCAGCGGTTTCCGTTCAGGGAGAAGGTGCGCTGGGTCTCACCCTTCTCGGTGACAGTGCCGGCGCGGATATAGGCCACGTCCTCGGTGAAAGCGTTCAGTGCACCGGAGTGCTCCTTGACACGCTCTGCAAACACGATCCAGTCGCTCTCCTTGGTCTGGGTGGAGGCATCGGTCTGAATTGCAAAGATGAAATCATCGGCCTTTTCGGTGCCGGTGTAGTCCGCGCTGGGCACGATGCCCTTCTTGGTCTTGAGCGCGGCCAGGGTTTCGGAAACAGTCATAGGATGGTCTCCTTTCAAAGTTTGGGTTGATAGTAGACGAGCCGGAGCTGCATCTGCATTTTGCAGCTTCCGGAGCCGTCGGTGACGATGTAGCCGGTGGAGGTGACTTCAATGCTCTGGGCTTCCTTGCTGTGCCCGCATTTGCTCAGATCAGGCAGGATGCCGCAGTCATTTTGTTCCATTACCCAGTCGGCCAGCTGTTCAAAGAAGCCGCTGTTCTCAATGGTGAGCACATCAGTCTCCCCGAACTCCCTTCGGGACAGGAAGAGGTAGTTCTTCGCCAGATCCCGCCCGGAGATGTAACTCTCCACAATGGGGTCGGTGGGGCCGTCCTCAATGGAAAAAGCGGTGGCTTCCTCTTCCAGCCCTGCAATGCGGAAGGCCGCACCGGTGGCATCCTGCTCCTCGGCGATGAGTGGACAGGTCTTGAGCCAGTCCCGCAGGGCGGCAATGGTGGGCTTTACGGTTTCGCTCATTTGTTCCCTCCCAGAAACTGCTTTGCGGCATCGTGGGCGAACTTTTCCAGCTCGTCCTTGTGGTCAGCAATGGCCCGCTGGCCCCAGTAGGAGCCGTGCAGGTGGTTCTCTCCATGCAGCCCCTGTCCCTGCGTGTGCAGGTAATACTGCCGCCGGGCATACGGGGTATTATAGACCAGCTTGCCGCCTTTGAAGTCGGATGCCTGGTTGACGCTGTTCTTCAGCGTGCCGGTATCGAAGGGCACATAAGGGTCCACAGCTTTGGCCACTTGCTGGGAGAACGCATACTGGACCTTCTGGAAGCCTTTGTCCATTTCGGCCTGAAAGCCGGGCCGGAACCTGAGCTTCAGGTCAATAACGGGTGCACTCATTTCCTCAGCTCCCCTCTACATGAAAATGCGGCAGCAGCGGTTCCCGGTTG